ATCGTGGCGATCCGCCGCGCCAGCCTCGTGAACGAACCCAACTTCGTGGAGCTGAAGGCTCTGCACGCTGCCGAGACCCGGCAAGACCACCAGGAGAAGACGAGCATGAATTTCATGGAGCAGCTCGCGAAGGCCCTCGGCCTTGGCGAGGATGCGGGCGAGGAGGATATCCTCGCCGCGCTGAAGAAGGCGGTCGAGAAGCCGGAAGGCGACATCGACAAGGTCGAGGAAAAGGTGCGCGAAGCGACCCAGGCGAAGCTTTCGCCGATCGCAACCGCCCTGGGGCTCGACGACGATGCCGACGAGACCGCGATCCAGTCGGCGATCGGCACGCTGAAGACGGGCGGCGACAAGGCGGGAGAACTTGTCACTGCGCTGCAGAGCAAGGTCACCGCTCTTGAAGACGCTCGCAAGAGCGATCTGGCCACCGCCTTCGTCGACGGTGCGATCCGCGAGGGTCGTGCCGGCCTGAAGCCGCAGCGCGACGAATACATCGCCCTGCACATGGAAAACCCGGAGCGGGCCGAGAAGCTGATC